CTCAAGGACAAGGTTCTGCACAAAAAAATAACACAAATCAAGCAAACCTTAAAAATACTATAGCATCTATAGACAAAATTGCAAAAGATTTCGCAGTAGCAGCAAGACAAAATCCTTTAAAACCATCGGGACAAACAGTTAGGGGTGCTGCTAGCAATATGTTAGCTCCGCAATCAAAACAACAACTTAATAAAATCGGAGCAACAGTTGCTTCTGAAAAATTTTCACCGCAGCAGGCAGCGCAGCGGGCGGCTGTAGCCAAACAACCAGCCCAAGCACCAAGATCAACTCCTGGCATTGCGCGGGCAGCAGCGCCAGTAAATTCAAGAAATATCCCATCACCACCACGTTCTTCTCCCCCGCCGGCGCCAGCTGCAGCAAGATTTTCTCCACCACCAGCACCAAGACCAGCACCATCCCCACCGCCAGCACCAAGACCATCACCACCTCCTTCTCGTAGTTGTGGTAAAAAAGATCCTTTAGCACAGTCTTTCTTTGTTCAGGAAGATACTGGAATATTCTTAACATCAGTAGAAGTATTTTTTGCAACTAAATCTGAGAATTTGCCTGTTACTTTACAAATTCGCACAATGGTTGCAGGCGTACCAAGTGAAGTGGTAATTCCATATTCTGAGGTTACACTAAATCCAGATAGAATTCTCCTTTCTACAGATGGTTCTGCGTCTACAAAATTTGATTTTCCATCTCCAGTATACTTAGCAGGACCTCAACAACAAAATGTCAGACATAGAAATAATGAATCTAATACTGAAGGAGAATATGCTATTGTATTATTATCAGATAGCACAGAATATACTGTGTTTATTTCTAGAATGAATGAAGTAGATTTACAAACTAATACTATTATTTCCAAGCAACCAACTTTAGGAAGTTTGTTTAAATCGCAAAATGGAGCAACTTGGAATCCTTCACAATATGATGATTTAAAGTATGTTATTAACAGAGCAGATTTTGTAGGCGAAGGATTAGTTAGATTCTTTAACCCAATACTTGGATTGGGAAATAAAAAAGCAACAGTAACCTCACACAATCAATTCTTACCATTATCCAAAACAATCTTGGTAGGCTTGGGATCTACAGGATACAATACGAATATTATTAAATCAGGACTTACTATATCGCAAGGAAGTGCATCGGCAACTTTAATAGGAATTGCTGGTGGTATTACAGTAGGATCTGGAGTTACAGTAGTTAATGCCGGAGTTGGATATACTAATGGAACATTTTCCAATGTAAGTTTGGAAACAGAAACTGGATACGGAAAAGGTGCTAAAGCTGATGTTGTAGTATCTTCGAACTCCGTAGTCAGTGTTAATATTACTTCAGAAGGGATTGGATATAAAGTTGGAGACTCTTTACTCGTATCTAATTTAGGAAAAAATGTTGGATATGGCGCAAAAGTAGTAGTTAAGTCTCTTGGATCAAATAATTCTTTTGTTCTTGACAACGTTCAAGGAAAATTTGTTTCAGGAATCTCTACTTTAAGTTATTTGGATTCCTCCGGAACACTTCAAAATGTTGGCGCTGGAGTTACTATTTCTAGTATTTTTGAAGATCCATTTTATGATGGTTTACATATGAAAGTGCAACATATTAATCATGGAATGCATTCTCCAACAAATTATGTGAGAATTAGCGATATGCGTCCAGTGAACACCGAAGTAAATTCACCTCTTAACCTAGATTTAACTGCAAATGAAACAACTTCTTTAACAGTTGTTTCTGGGGTTGGATTTACTCAATTTGAAGGAAAAGAGGTAACATCAGCAAATCCAGGATACGTTATTATTGGCACCGAAGTTATCCAATACACTGGAGTTTCTGCAAATACATTAACATCTCTTACAAGAGGAATTGATGGAACTCAGGTAATGCCAGCATTTACAGGAGTACCTGTTTACAAATATGAATTTAATGGCATTTCTCTTAGAAGAATTAATAAAGTTCATAATTTTGCTGAGGTTGATACTGAAAATCATCCAATAACTCTCAATAGTTATTACATTAAAATAGATACTGATGCAACAGATTTTGATAACGTTGGAATTGGATCTTACAGAAAGGATGATTTATACTTCAAGAAAACTGCCCAAATGGGAGAATCTGGAGTTGTTCTTACAAATAATATTCAGTATGAAGAAATAGAACCAATAGTTAGACATATTGATTTGGCAAAAACATCTCTAACAGCAAGAGTTAGAACTTTCACTGGCACAAGTATTGGAGGAAAAGAACCTTCATTTATTGATAATGGATTCCAAGATGTTAGTTTGTATGGAAGAACTTACTTTGAAACACCTAATATAATTTGTTCAGATATTAACGAGTCTAGATTTATCAATGAATCTCCGGGTAATAGATCTTTTGCGATGGAATTTTATATGTCATCTGACGATTCTAGGGTTTCTCCTGTTATTGATTCTACTGGAGTTTCGGTAAGACTAACATCAAACTTATTAAATAATCCAATTGGAATTGATACTGTAGGAAAATATGCATATAATGATTTAGTAAGAAGTCTAGATGCCGATCCTCATAGTTCTGTTTATGTTTCAAAACCAGTTAGATTAAAACTACCGGCAAATTCTTTAAAAGTTATCTTATCTGCAAGTTTGAATGATACTAATGACATAAGAGTTCTCTATAGACTCTTTAGAGATGATGCGCCTACTTTATCTCAAAATTATGAATTATTCCCAGGATACTCAAATTATCAGGTTGATGGAAATGGAATTAAACAAGTTATAGATGCATCTTTAAATGATGGCTCTCCAGATTCTCGCAGTAATAGAGGTAGACAGTCTGAACTCTTAGAATATGAGTATTCTGTTGATGATTTACCACAATTTAGCGGATTTTCTATTAAAATAGTTATGGCTGGAACTAATCAGGCAATTCCGCCGTTATTACAAGATTTGAGAGCAATTGCAACTGTTAAACCAAGAATATAATTAAATTATGAAGTACGTCAAAGTAAAGGATAAAAACAATCTGGAAAGGGACATGAATTCCAACGGGATTGTTAATACAGATACCACTGGATATGAAAATTATTTACAAAATTATACAAGAAAATATAATGAAACTCAAAGAATTGTAAATCTTGAAAATGATGTAAATGAAATAAAAACTGATTTGACTGAGATTAAAACTTTACTTAGGAGTTTAGTCAATGGATCCATCTAGTATACAATTAGAAAATATTAGTAAACTTTTTGAATATGAAAAAATTTCTAGAGATATAGATAGTATAGAAGATATTGAGATTGTTAGAAATTTTGCAAAAGCATACGTTAAATTATATTTAAAACAACAAGAAGTAGTAGCAGGACTCTAATGGCACAACCATCCACAAGACAGGAATTAATAGACTACTGTAAAAGAAAGCTTGGAGCTCCCGTTTTAGAAATAAACGTTGCCGATGAACAAATTGAAGATCTTGTGGATGATGCTGTTCAATTTTTTCAAGAAAGACATTTTGATGGAGTGTATCCGACATTTTATAAGTACAAAGTAACCGCAGATGATATAGCTCGTGGAAGAGCAAAAGGTCTCAGTGCAAGTAGTAATGTGGGAATTGTGACGACAACAGCTACAGCAAACGTGGTTGGAACTGCGGTTACTTTTTCATACTATGAAAATAGTAATTACCTCCAAGTTCCCCCAAATGTTATTGGAGTGAACAAAATTTTTACTTTTGATGGCGCAAACACAATTACTCACAATATGTTTAGTGTAAAATATCAGTTATTTTTGAATGATATTTATTACTGGGGTACTACTGAACTTTTATCATATGCAATGGTAAAGACATATCTTGAGGATTTGGACTTTCTTTTAAATACTCAAAAACAAATTAGGTTTAATAAAAGACAAGATAGACTATATTTGGATATTGACTGGGGCTCTGTTACAGATACTCAATATTTTATTATTGATTGCTATTCGACATTGGATCCAAATGATTACTCTAGAGTTTGGAATGATTCATTCCTAAAACCATATTTAACTTCTCTTATTAAAAAACAATGGGGACAAAATATGATGAAGTTTAGTGGTGTTAAACTTCCAGGTGGGGTGGAATTGAATGGTAGGCAAATGTATGACGATGCTCAGAGAGAGATAGATATTTTAATGGAAAAAATGTCTAGCACTTATGAACTTCCACCATTAGATATGATAGGATAAAAAATGCTAAATCCTTTTTTCCTTCAAGGATCTAAAACAGAACAATCATTAATTCAAGACTTAGTAAATGAACAACTTCGAATGTATGGAGTTGAAATTTATTATGTTCCCAGACAATATATTACCAAAAAAACAGTAATCAAAGAAGTTATTGAATCGAAGTTTCAAAATGCGTATCCGCTCGAAGCATATGTTAATACATATGAGGGATATTCTGGACAAGGAACAATACTTTCAAAATTTGGTGTCCAACCATTAAATGATTTGACACTGACAATCTCGAGAGAAAGATATGAAACATATATAACTCCATTGATTAAAAATTTACCAAATATTGAACTATCAACTAGACCTAAAGAAGGAGATTTAATTTATTTTCCATTGGGAGATCGTTTATTTGAAATTAAATTTGTTGAGCACGAACAACCATTTTATCAACTTCAAAAAAATTATGTTTATGTATTATCGTGTGAACTATTCCGTTATGAAGATGAAGTTGTTGATACTGGAATTGGTGAACTTGATGACAATATTCAAAAGGAAGGATATATTCAAACTTTAAACTTAATTGGTTCTGGAGTTACGGCAACTGCAATATCTGGAACTATCAGTGGAGGAATACGATATATAACAGTAACAAATAGAGGAAATGGATATAAATCTGCACCTAGAGTTGCAATTTCTTCATCTCCACTGGGAGGAATAGGTGCAGTTGGTATAGCAACTATGATTGAGGGAATAGTTGATTGTAATGGAACATCGTCCCTTAAAGTCCAAGGAGTTCAGATTGTTAATCCTGGATATGGATACACAACACCACCATCTGTTCTATTCTTTAATGGTGGAGGTGCAGGTGCGGCAGCTACAGCAACTATCGGAAATAATATAGTAGGAATTATAACAATTACAAATGGTGGATCTGGATACACATATGCACCAACAGTTACTATTAGTCCACCAGATTTAATTGGTGGAACTACAGCATCTGCAGTTGCAAAAATTAATAGCGTAGGGGTTGTAACTCAGATATCTATTTTAGATGCAGGAGAGGGATATAGCGTTCCACCATCTATTACTATTTCTTCTCCATATATGGTGGGAATAGGAACTTATATTTACAATGAATATGTAACTGGAAGTATCAGTGGAGCTAGAGCTAGAGTAAGAGATTGGAACTCTGTTAGTGGAAAACTACAAATTTATCAGGTTAATGGAAATTTTGTTGCGGGAGATATTATAGTTGGTTCTGGTTCATCTGCAACGTACAAAGTAAGAAAAGTAGTTGATACCAATAGTGTTGATAAATTTGCACAAAATGTCGAAATAGAAGAAGCTGCCATAGAAATTATTGATTTTAGCGAAAAAAATCCTTTTGGAACTCCATAAATAATGCATCACTTTTGTTAAATAGTAATATAAGCATTTACTAATATGTTTGAATATTTTTACCACGAAATATTGAGGAATACTATTGTTTCTTTTGGTACTCTTTTCAATAATATATCAATTAAGCATACGGATGACTCTAATAATACTAAAAGTATAATTAAAGTTCCTCTTGCATATGGACCAACTCAAAAATTCTTAGCTAGATTAGAACAGGTTCCGGAACTAAACAAACCTGTCCAAATTTCATTGCCAAGAATGTCTTTTGAATTTATTGGACTTTCATATGATCCCACAAGAAAAGTAACAACAACTCAAACATTTATAAGTGGATTGACATCTGATGAGAAGCAGATAAGAAAAACATATATGCCAGTTCCTTACAATATGCAATTTGAACTTAACATCTATACTAAATTAAATGATGATATGCTTCAGATTATTGAGCAAATTTTACCCTATTTTCAACCTGCATATACTTTAACGGTAGATTTAGTAAAATCTATTGGAGAAAAAAGAGATATTCCAGTTGTATTGGAAGGAATTACAATGGATGATCAATATGAGGGTAATTTTGAAACTAGAAGATCTTTAATTTATACCCTTAGATTTACAGCAAAAACTTATCTGTTTGGTCCTGTTTCGGACGTATCCAAAGATATTATCAAAAAAGTTTCTATTGGTTATGTTACTGGAGGTCCTGGTGGAAGAGATATAACTTATTCTGTTGAACCAAGAGCAATTAAAAATTATACAGGAAATGTTATTGCTACAATTAGTGGAGATATTGATACTGAGTCCACTATAATTAATGTTGAAGATTCTTCAAATATTATTGAAGGAACTTATGTTTCTATTGATAATGAAGAAATATATATTAAATCAAAAGCAGCGAATACTTTGACAGTAATTAGAGGATCTGATAATACACAAATTACTTCACATGTATCAGGAACTCCTGTCAAGAGTATTACCAATGAAGATAGTGTTTTAATTCCAGCTGGCGATGATTTTGGATTTAATGAAATATGAAAATAACAAAAAAATTTGATGATTTAGATCAAACATTTAATACATCCACATCTTCCGAAATTTCTAATGTTGACATTATAGATGAGAAGATTGAAAAAGTAGAGTCTAATATTGAAGATATTAAGAAGGATTATGAATATACTAGAGGTAATTTATATTCTCTAATAGAAAAGGGGCAAGAAGCAATTAATGGTATTCTTGAATTAGCACAAGAAAGTGAAATGCCTCGCGCCTATGAAGTTGCTGGGCAATTGATTAAAAGTGTTGCCGATGCAACTGACAAATTGATGGATTTACAAAAGAAAAGAAAAGATATTGAAG